CTACTACTATACTGACAGAAGACCAAAAGTATAAAATTATACCATATTTATGTAAATATATTACTATTTTTCACAATATTCATGAGGATGAAATTGAATTAGCATTATTTACAAATAATTTAATTAAAATATTAAGCGAATAATAACACAGAATTTTTAATTTTTGTATTATTACAATTAATAATCATGAATTTATTCAGAATTTTTTATAATTATCTATTATATGTCTACTCAAATATTTAAAAATCAAATTCCAAAATCTATATTATTCGATTTATTAGATAAAATATGTCTAAAAAACGACAAACATTATACGTTTAATAGTGATTCGTTTAAAAAGGGTGTTTACACTGAAGATATTCAAAACTTCTTAAATGAATGCAAACCCTTTTACCATATATCTAAAAGAAAATACCTTGAAAAAAAGGTAACATATAAAAGTTTTACAACTGTTTTACGACAAATATGTAATTATAATAAAATTACATATACATCTCAAATTAAATATGATAAGTCTACTTATGATATATTATACTATATCTATATTTAATAGTATCTACGTCTTGAATTTCCTGTTGATTTTCTGTTTTTAAGTGTCTTTGGACCTTTTTTGCGAGGTTTATAATCATCATACGCCTCCTCTAGTTTATCTTCTTTATCTTCTTCGTTATCTTCATTTGACCCCCAGTTAAATAAACTACCAGAACCAAATGTATCTCCACCTGAACCGAACAAACCTTCTTCATTGTATTCTTCGTCTCCACCTGATTGTTTATCATCTGACGTTTTGAACATATAAAGACCTAAGCCTCCTAACGCTAAAATTGTTGTAGCTAAAAGTATGGACATCGAATTGTTCATAATTATATTTATACAAATTAATATAATTACGCCATTTTAACCTATTTAATAATGTCTTTTTGTTTTATTATTTCCTCCTCTTCTTCTTCTTGAACCTCCTACTCGTTGTTGATTTAATCTATTATATCCATACGAAGCCGCCGACTGGATTGAATCTTTTCTTGTATCCCAAATATACAGACCCACACCTAAAATTGCGATTGCAGTTCCTGCTATCATAAATGCATTTTCATCAAACGCCATTTTATATATATTAATAATAGTTAAAAATATTTCTTAACATTCTTAAGTTCTTAAGCATAGTTTTTCTTTTAAAATCTTGATTATCATATCCTGAAAGCTCGTATACTCTGCTATCATGTCTCTTTAAAAACTCAAATGTAATTTCATTTGATGTCTCTGGTAGATTATCATAATTATAAAGAATATAAGAAAATGTGTTTGTTTTATCAATTAAGAATTCCAAAAAATCAGCCAAATCGTTAGCAAATTCGCATTCAAAAGAATAAGTGCATGAAGGTAGTCTAGAATTGTCCCTCTTGCCTCTAATTACATATCTATGTGTTGCCTTATCATATAATACATATAATGTTGTATCTGGTCTACCCAAATCGACATCATTTTCAACAATTTTCAATACTAAGGTGTCAGGCACAGTGAATTCCATATTATACTCTTATTTAGAGGAATGTTTTTAAGTGGATTTTAAATATATTTAATCGTCGTCAGAACCGACGCAATTACACCATCTATAATAACATGATTCTTTTTTAGCTTTTTGCATTGCCTTTTTGCGTTTAAATTCACTCGCTTCTTCCGTCAATATGGCTTGTGACAATTTTTCAATTTTAGTTTTTTCATTTAAATCAACTTTTTGAAGTTTACCAGGTTTATCTTTTATTTCGTCTATACGAACTATATCTAAATCTATTGATTCTCTATTTATTTGTTCTGATTTAATAATTTTGGTATTCATAATAATATTTAAATATTAATTTTAAATATTATTTACAATTAATTTATCTACCGGTATAAGGTGATTTATTTAAATTGTCACCAAGGAAATTAGGTTTTAACCCATATAATCCAGGATATAAAGGTGTCTTCCAAAAACCAACCCAATTTGGTTTCATTTCTAATGGCTCTAGAATTCCTTGTGTTTGTTCTGGACCAACAGAGAGAAGTAAATAATTGCCAATAATAGTGTCAGATTCTAAGACCTGTTTAGGTGAAGATCTAACAAACCAACCAAAATTTAAGCGATTTAATAGTTCATTTGAAGGAATCAAAATACCAGAAGTTCCTTTGTACAAATCTAAATAATTATTCGACATCAAATCGTCTAAAATAATTTGTTTGTCATCGACAGTCTTAGTACCTATTTCTACACCTTCAATTAAATTAATTCTACCTTGCTCAACACGCTTCATACACCATCTATCATATTGGCCCAAAAATTTGGATTCTGCTGTATGGTCGTGAGAAGAAACAGTTTGTATGTAATTACAAAATTCTGCAACAGTCTCGCATTCTTTAGGAGCACCACAAAATGCAACACTAGGATAAAAATCTCTGCTTACTGATGTGGAATTTCTATCAACTGTTTCGCAAATAAACATCTTGTCACCTCGTGTTCCCTTTGTATATATTCCTATTAAGTTCTTCATACATAAGAAAGATATTGGACACATCATGCCTCCATAGATGTAGAGCAATTTCATCATTCCTAATGTTCGCATATTAGAGAGAATTGGGTCAGATAATCTAGTCATATCAATATTCCATCCAGGGATTAATTTAGCAAATGAATTATCGTCAAAAATGCAAACTGTAAATGATTCTTCGCAATGCTTAATAATACTTCTTACTGTTAAATATAAATAAGGTTGATTTAAGTCAAATGAACTTCTAGAGCCAAAACTGAGCCATTTTCTTGAATTATATTCATATGGCACATGTATCCATAAAATTGGCTTTTTACTCTTACCTAAAGTTACATCATCAAGTAAATACTTTTGAATGGCCTCATAATTATCTTTATTCTCTTCTCTCATAAGTTTATCTTCAAATCTTCTATATAAAAAACCTAAAACGATTAGAATAAAAAAAAGTATAAACAAATTTGTCATATTACCTGTTTTCATAATATTTAGTTTCATATATTATAATATTATAATAAAATTTCATTGCTAAAAATTTAAACCTTATTATTTTCAATCTATTTTAAATAAAATTGACTCTTTTTATTATATTAATTAAATAATACAACAAAAATGTTAAAACCTATTTATAAAGAATATAACAACAAAATTGATTGGTGTTATTTATCTTCCAATCCAAATGCTATACCTCTTCTTGAAAAAAATCCAGATAAAATTTATTGGGCTAATTTATCTTCCAATCCAAACGCTATACCTCTTCTTGAAAAAAATTTAGATAAAATTCATTTTAAAAGTTTATCATTAAATCCAAATGCTATTCAAATTCTTGAAAAAAATATGAATAAAATTAATAGGTTTTATTTATCTAAAAATCCAAATGCCATACATCTCCTTGAAAAAAATATGGATAAAATTGATTGGAATTGGTTATCTCAAAATCCAAATGCTATTCCTTTGCTTGAAAAATATCCAGATAAAATTAATTGGTATTGGTTATCTGAAAATCCAAACGCTATTCCTCTTCTTGAAAAATATCCAGATAAAATTGTCTGGGACATTTTATCATTAAATCCAAATGCTATTCCTCTTCTTGAAAAATATCCAGATAAAATTAATTGGCGTCATTTATCTTCTAATCCAAATGCCATACATCTCCTTGAAAAAAATATAGATAAAATTGATTGGTATTATTTATCTTCTAATCCAAATGCTATTCATATTCTTGAAAAAAATCCCGATAAAATTAACTGGAATTTGTTATCTAAAAATCCCAATGCTATACATCTCCTTGAAAAATATCCAGATAAAATTAATTGGTATAATTTAAATTTAAATCCAAATACCATGCATCTTATTGCGAAATTAGATTATGAAAAAATGAAGGACCAATGCCAGTCTTTTGCTGAAGAATTATCTGAATATATCTTTAATCCTTTACGAATACAGAGAATAGCGGAATTTTATGAAATGGATATGGAAGAATATCTTGGTCTCCTTTAAGTTGTTTTAGAAATATTATAATAATTTATATGATATATATTGTGCAACAACCTACATAGAAAATTTTATTTTTAAAACAACATATTTTTTTACATCTAAATTCTAAACACCATGAACAACAATCTAAACATGTACAACAACTATTTTCATCATAATTTGCAAAACTAGCAATTCCTGAATGTTCAAAGCACCATTGCTCTGTTATACAGCAACACATTTTCTTCTTGGTAGATTTTATAAATATGATTGAATCAGAATTTACAGAAGCTTGATATAAAGTTTCGTTCGACGAATGTTCCATATTTAATGATTAATTGAATTATAAATTGAGAGAAAAGTAATTCAATTTTTTCTTTAAATATGTAAATTAAATATTTAAAGAAACAGCTTAAAGAATTTTCTGTCCATTATAAATATCCTGATTTAACTTTAAATCGTCTTCCAGGAAACAACCCTAATTCAACTTCGCATTGATTTCCTGTTCCATCATTTTCTTCTTCTGCTTCTGTAAAATCTCTAATTATCATTTGCCTTATTTCTTCACTAGTTGGTTCTTCTGGAATAATTTCTTCTTCTTCTACTTCTCCAGTTTCAACAAGAACTTTATCCTTATATTTATATTCTGCTTGTTTTCCATCTTGGTCAATATAAGGTGTTGATAACCATTTTTCTTCAAGTTTTACTACTTTTTTATAAGTAAGTGGAAATATGGGATTTTTTACTTTTTTAATTATAGTATAGGAACCAGGAGAATCAATATATAAATTCTCCTTCTTACTATAGAAATCATCTTTTGGTTTATTAATAATCATTGCTTGCATATTTATATTTGTGATTATTAATTATAATCTTTAAGTTATTTCAATTTTTTAAATAATAATAATTTAAAAAACTAAATAAATAAAAAATGTTCCTCTTCAATAGATAAATCTCTCCAAGTAAGTTTATTTATAAATGGTCCATTCTCCTTCATAAATCCCACCCAAACTCCCGCCATACCACCTTCTTCATGCCATTCATTTTTAATCCAAAAATATTCGTACTTGTTCAAAATAGTTTCAAGCCAATCAAAATCAGGAACCCAAGCACTCCATAATCTAAAAACTATGCCTTTTTTACCCCTTTTATATATTTTCAATACGTCATTATATTCAGTATTATATTTTTTAATAGATTCTAATTCATTTTGTATAAAATTAGTTAAGAGTTCTTCATCCTCACACGTAATTGTTATGACACTTGTACAATCGTTTGGCATTAGCATATTATAAGTTTTATATTTAAGTATTTTATAAAACTTATTTTATTTTTTAACCTGTTTTGGCGGATATTGCGACAAAGCATCCATCAAGTGTTTACCACATCTTGCGAAAAATAAATGTAACTGTTGTGGGTCCGCTCCTGTTACCATATCGTCTGGAATATATGTTGCATTTCCTTTCTTAAAACATAATAAAACTGGGATACCATTTACCATCTTCTTTGACTTCAAAAATGAATAAAAATCGAAGGATTGATCTACATCAATATCACCGCAAACTACTTCAGGCGGAGATGAAGCAAAAAAACCGTGTACTGGTTTCTCAACTAGCTTACAAGGACCACACCAAGTAGCACCTAATTTGAGTATTATAAGACCTGGATTATTTTGAAGAAGCAAGAAAAATGCATCGCGACTAGCTATTTCGCTAATAATCTGTTTTGACATAATTATCTATAATATTTTAAAATCAATATTATTACTAAATTATAAAAAATTGAATTAAAAAATTAATTAAAAGAATAAATCATAATAATAGACATGACCGAAATAATTCGAATTCCTAATATTGAAAACTATATTCAAGAAATTATTAATGGTGAGTTAGTTCTAACTCCAAAAAATTTAAAAAATACTTCAGATGATGCGTTTATTAATGAACAAATTGCACGACAAATGGTTCTTGAGTATTATTTTCATGGTCATAATTATAAAAAATATGAATTAGAAATTTATAAATTAGCTAATGATGATGAGTGCCGCGTATTTTTAAACAGAGAGGATGATGAACACCGTGAATTATTAAAAAGACAGGTTGGAATGATTCATCAGATAAGACTTATGATATATAAAAAGTTTGTTGAGAGATTTGGAGAAAAACTATGGAATGATTTGAGGCTTGAATATGGATATGCAGGATGTTAAGCTGTAAATTTTGGCCATAAATGGATTACGTATATTCTTTTTTATCAATAACAACTTCTTTTGCTATATTTCTAATAATTTTGTCTTGTTTATCGGTATCATCATCCATCATAGATTCAATCACTAATTTACTGTACTGGTCTGCATATTTTGATTCGCTATAATTACATCCTGGATGTTCTAGTCTATATTTTGGAAGAAGATTCTGATTTTTATATGCTACTTTTTTGATGACCTTTCTCATTTTATTTTTTTCCTCACTTTCGCGTTCCCATTTATCCTCATCTTTTATGTAAATTACCTCCCTCTTTTTGTCAGCACAATGTACGGGTCTTTTATGGACATCTAGTGCCTGTAAATTTT